AGACAGATACGTGATTTACTTGTGGAATTGTTTTGAACAGTGGGTCATACTCGCCATCGTCATTCCAGTTAGGATATTCTTTGTCAACGGCAAATGGCCCCTTCATAACACCCGTACCAAACAATGCCATTTCAAATGCAGCATTACGCAGATGTTTAGTGGCACCAGATTCTTCTAGCTGGTCGTGTATTTTCTTTTGCATTTTCTTTGCAGCAATTAGTGCAGGGCTAAATGCAATAGAGGTAGGCGTCTTACCCGGCCCCTCTTTTAGTTTGTCAGCAACAGGTTCCAGTTTGCCTTCCAGCACCCCAAGTTTTTCTTGTAGGGACTGCGCTGTGGCTCCCGGCGGTAAGTCTTTGCCGTCACCCGCAAAACCGTAGGGACTAGAAAGAGCAGTTTCACCACGCAATTGTTCTGGTTCTTTAGGGTCAAAATGTACATCGGCAACAACCCCCTCTGGTAATTCAGTAGGCTCAATAGATAAAGGAAAACGCTGGTTAGCAAACAGGACATCAACAATTTGCCCGTATGCTGCCAGCGTCTTAGTTTTTGTGACTTTAATAAAGACACGAGATTTTTCTGTTTCAGTAAATTGAACATCAGGACCATACAAACCACGATAATTGCGGTAGGCTTTTAGCCAGCGTTCTTCGTCCTGATACCTATAATCTTCAGACCGCTTGTAGCGTTCCATAATAAATGGGATGATATTACTTACATCTACATCGGATACGGATGTATCGTCACTGTCTTCCAGTGCGATAGCATCATCTTCAATCATAATTTCATCTTCATTCATATTGTTTTTCCTTAGTATCCAAAGGTTGCGTCTGCTACCTGCATACCGCCACCGGGTCTACCCATTGGGTCATAGTCGAATATACTAAACCTTGGTCTTGACATTATACCATACCTAAGAGCATCATACAAGTGGTCTTCACTCTTTGTGTCAATGTCTTCTGGGTTTTTCTTGTCCAACGGTATTGAGGGAAGTTGGGCCGTGAGGTTTGTGCAAGTATCAAAGAAAACAAGTCTAGGCTCCTCTGTAAATTCATCTATCTGTAGTCTGCGGTGTACTTCGTTCTTGCCAGCTACACGACTGCCCCTGCTTCTATCTGACGGACGCCAGCGACACCCACGACTAATCATTTGCTCCGCAAGAGAAGGACCAGTATCACCACGCTTATGCCAAAGAGAACTGTCCAAAACACCGTACTTAATATTGCCATCTTCCGCTTCCAAATCCAGAATCATATCTGCCAAGTCTGTGGCAAGGACTTTAGAAACGTAGAGTTCTCTATATACCACAAGTTGCTCAGAAGGCGCAACGGCAAACCAAACAACACCACTGTAGCTGCCGTAACCGTAATCGCAAGCACGAAACTTAACCCAGTTACTAGGTATACGATAAGGCTCAACAACATGAACCCGCCTATCAAACTCAGTAAAAGCAGCACCTTCTTTAATATCCCAGTCGCCCTCAAGAAGCTGCCTACGCTGCTGTTCTGGAAGCGATAGGAGCATGGCTTCGTAATCACCTGCTTGTGCAAGGTATGGGTTATCAGAAAGTCTTGCGGGTATAAATCTTCTCTTGAATAAAGATTTTCCAGCCTTGCTATGTCCTGCTGGATAGCGGAGAACTTCTCCTGTGTCTGTGTCTGTTGCATCGAAGGCTCTATTATATGGCGAAGGGTCAATGAACATTTTCTTGACCCAGTGATGACCTCTTCCGCCGGGGTTAGTCGTAGCCCTCATAAATATTGGCAAATCAGGTGCAGTAGACCGTAGACGAGAACGCATATAATTCCATGCGTATGGTGTGGCCCATTGTGTTAACTCGTCAAAGCCTATCCAGCTAAAAGCTAGACCCTGATAGCGCAATACATCATCATCTCTGTCGAGATAAGACATCCACAATCTTGCACCAGATGGCGCAGTCCACTGCATTTTTCTTTCTGACCACTTAATACCGGGCCAGATTTTTGGGTACAACTCCTGCGACTTAAATATAAGTTCCCGCAACTCCTCTGTAGTGTGTCGCAACAGAAGCCCACTAAACTGTGGATGTCCCATGTAACGTAATGGGTCAGCAAGCATAGCGTAGCTTTTACCACCACCTGCTGAACCGCCGTACAATACTTCTCGTTCAGCCGCCGCTAGAAACTCTGTCTGTGGTCCCTCGTTTGGCTTGAACAAAACATTAGCGTGTTGTTCTATCTCGCTGCTGTCATATTCAGGTGATACAGTTTCCTGTATCTCAACCTTCGGCTTTTGAGCCTGTTCTTTGGTTACTGATTTCTTCCGCTTTGGCGATTGCCGTTTTCGCATATTCTGCCCACTTGCGGAGGCTTGCAGCTTGATTCTTACGTCTTCGCTCATTATTCAATCGTTTCCTCAACCCTACGTGTGAGATGTATCTGCCAGTCTGTGTACTCAGCCAATTAGCTACTTCACGGTAGCTGTATTGATTTACGTGCTGTCTAGCTTTCTCTAACAAGTCCAATTCAATTTGGATAGGTTGAAGAATGTCGGGGTCTTCATCATCCTGTTTATATCCGAATGGTACAGTACGTGCAATACGTGGGATGGGTATCCATTCGTTTTCTTCTTTGATGTCTGTTGGCTGTGGTAGCTTCCACTTGCCTATGCTACGGCTCATTTGTTTTTCTTTGAGCCGGGGCCAAATCTTGCAGAGCCTTGTCCAGCAGGAGTAGAACTAACTGCAGTCAAAAACGCACCAACACCGGGGATACTGCGCAAACCTAACTTAGCCGCAGCTTTTGCTAGTGTTTGTGGTTTTGCCCCTTTCATAATATCTCTTTGTCTTTTAATTAATTCTTGACGAACTTTTCTATCTCGTGTACTTAAATGGCTAGGATTAATTTTTGTTAATCTATCTAACTCCATTTTTGCTGTTGCTGTTTTTGTTGCGTTTGTTCTGGCTAACACTTTAGTACGTTTTTCTTGTCTGGATTGTTCCCGCTTTTTTTGACTGCGCCGTTTAACTCTGTTATGCTCATCTGCTTCATATGCGGCAAGACCCGCACCTGCGGCTACCGTACCTACTGCAGCAGCACCCAAGGCATTTTTTGCAGTGCGAGATTTATTTCTACCTTTAGGAGCCATTAGTCATCGTCTTCCACTACAGCTTTAGGTGGCATAAGCATGACACCGCCTGATGCTTCTACCTGCATCTTTTCTGTTTTCACCAGACCTACACGGTCAAGCAGTTCTTTAGCTGCAGACATCTTATCACGAATACCCAACTCAGTCGGGTCATACAATGCACCTGTCATCGCCATCGCAGCTTTCGGCGCATTGCGAGCCATGTACATTTGTGTTGCCTCAAGGATTTCTTCTTTAAGACCTTTAATAATTTCCGAAGTACTAGAAGAGTCAGCATATCCCGCAATCTTTTTAGCTTGTACCATATCGCCGTTTGCCTGTTCAAACAAAACGTCTAAGAATACTTTTTGCTTCATTGTAAGTTCTCTAGCCATTAAAATTCACCGTTGTGCATAGCGTTAGCTAATTTAGTAGCCCTGCCTTTTACTTGTTTTGCCCATCTGCTATCCAGCATTTCCTTTGCGGCTACATCATATTGTTCTTCGTGGATAGCCGCCCACATCTTTTTAAATTTACAAAGTCTAGGTACACCCAGATTAAATGCCATATCTATAACTATAAGTTGACGTACAGAGTCCAACCTGTCCACGCAAGGGTGCGCACGTACCAGTTCTTCCTCGACAATCTGCACGTCATTTGTTGCTAGATAGACCGCATCAGCTTCAGTGATTCCATATTCGTACACGTGGTCAATACTAGGAATATCTAATTCATCTAGTTCCTGCTTTGTAATGCCACGGTCTTCTAGGTTTCGTCCGATACCAATAGTATCAATTCCAAGAGTGTCTTTATATACTTGCAGCTTTAAACCTTCTGCAGCTATAAGTTTTTCAATTAAGTAGTCTCTACGATATTTCATATACCAACAGCCCCTATTATACCACACGTATAATTAACAGTTTTCCAAGCACCATCAGATGGTATGCTTTCATGTATAGCCTTTATTTCCAAACACTCAGGCTCACCATCAAACCACTGAATAGTCTGTTTATAACATTCTCCTTGCGGAGTACAGGCTGTTAGTACCAATGCCCAAATTATAGCAGTCATTTTTGTTCATGCCCCATCCATACAGCAAAGGCACCAGTCATTGCACCAACTACGGTAGATACGAATGCAGTCTGCTGCGTTGTAGCTGCTGGGCCTAAGTCCATAAA